ATACCCATGTTTGCACGAACATCTCTGTATAGAGATTTACCATCCTTAAAACTCTTGGGTAATCCTTGTACGAATGAGTCGTAATCACCGTCTGCAGCTGCAACTCTCATCTTTGATGCAGACATACCCTCTACACCTTCTGCATCAGGGTCACGAGCACCAGCAGATACAACTTCTATATTATCGAAACCATAGTATCCGTGTCTCTTTCCTGTAACACCGTTATAATCGTTCAATATTTTATCAAACTCTTGTACACGGTCAGAACCGACAACCATTACAATTGCACGATGTCCTTTATCGTGGAGTTCTACTGCAACCTCTATTGCAGTTTTGGATTTACTAGCAACAATAGAACTTCTATATTTGGGAAACATCTTTCTCATATATGCAATCTTCTTTGCATGAGGAAGTGGATTTTTCTTTGCATCTTGGGAGTGAGAAGAGAAGACATACATCTTAGAACCAGAGTTTTTCTTCTGTTGTTTCGCAACTGCTTCAATTAATTTTTCATGACCTGTAGTGGGAGGATTGAAGCGTCCAAAAGTGAATACTGCTGTATCACCAGCTGCTTCCTTGAAGGTTTTAAGTTGCATTGTCTGCCGCCTCCCTCGCTTTGGCGACCCTTTCTCCTTCATTCTTCGTAATAATTTTTACTTGTTTCTTTGCAATTTTATCTATCTTCACACCATATTTTGCCATCATGATTTGATCTGTCTTAACTTTTTGTTGAAAAGCCATATCATTATAATTAGGATAAAATTTATCCCTAACTACTTTCATTGCTTTCTTACGAGCAACTTGTTGAATTTTGTCGGGGCTTCTACGTTTTAAGGCACTTCGTTTCTTCTTCATCTGAAATGCAGAAGATTTCGCCATTCTAGACATTCTACGTGCCATTTTTCTACGTTGAACAGTAGATACTACTCTTTCGTAGAGTTCTGAAAAGGTTATTGTCATTTGTCCCATGCCTTTATTGCAGTAAAGTTGTTAAACGAGAACTCCATTCTGTCTACTAGTTTAACTGCATTACCACTTACTCTATCAATAGCAACATATCCTTCGGGATTTGTTACCTTAAATCCATTAGAGGTCTTGATAAATGTATCTGTAAGACCCTTTACACTATTTAGTTTTTTTACGATTTGCATTTTTGCATCAACTAGTAGATTTTGAAAAGTAATAATCTGTTTTAGATTTCCTGTATGTTTCTTAACCTCACGTACATATTCTTTCTGCATGTCTACATATTTCTTCTTACCAGCAGGACTTTTTACTTTCTCTATTTGTTTTTGTATGGAATCAGATACCCACTTCTCATAACCTTTTGCATGATTGGAGGGGTTATTAATCTTTTGTCCAGCACGAACCTTGGAGTTATTATAGGTTTTAAGAGATGCACCAGCGATTGCACCTGTCATACCGTTCTGAACTGTAAGGAATTTTCTCAAACCATTCGCATTGATTCTTTGGAAAGTTGAACCCGTATCTGATAAAATTTTAGTAATCTTATCTGTTTCTTTTGATGTGAATGTCGCAGTACCAGAGGCATCCTTATATGTAGCATCATCCATCCATACACTAGATACTTTATTCAATCCATTAATATCTGCACCGAATGATGCTTTCATACCCTGCAAAGTTGAACCTGAGTATGTGGTATGCCAGACGATACCTACTTTAGAATTCTTTATAATTTTACCTAGTTTGCTGTCCATAGGTATAGCATAAACAATAGTATTAGGCTGAAAAGTATAGTATGAGATACCATCGATTTTTGTTGTCTCGACATCATCTGTATACATAAGGTCACCTTGAAGAACTCCCTTGATACCCAACTTAGAGAATTCTGTAAGTGCAACTTTAAATTTTGAATTAAGTGCGCCAGAGAGGTCATCGTCAATCTCCTTGGTTGTTTTGTATAACTTTGGATTGACGTTAAACACACTCTTCTTCGCAACAAAAAAATCACCAGTTTCGGGTTCTATACCAGCAAATATTGCAGGCGCCCCATCCCATTTTACTGTCATATTTACGGAACTACGACTCGCACCAGCCATCATGTTTCTGAGGGAACGCAAAAAGTCTAATGCAGCTCGACCTCCATCAACACCGTAGTTGAGTATTTCGTCTTCCAAATGTTCAAGGTGTAGATTTTTTCCACCCTTGTCTTCTAGTAATATTTCGTTAAAACTCATCATTTTATTTCTTTTACATTTTTCTTATCAAAAATAACAATACCAGTTGCAACGTCATCACTGACTGCACCGTGATATCCTTTTTCCTTTAACAACATTGTTAGCATTCCAGTAAACATTTTATCATGACCAGCATGTTGTTTCGGTGAAAATCCCATCTCTGCTTTGGTTTCTATCCAATCTTTATCCCCATCAGTCATACCACCAGCATCTACTATCTTTATATTGCTTCTGAGTTTATATTTTTTTACCACACCGCCAGCACCCTGTCGTTTTGCAAATGCAGCTGCCATACCTTCACTCCAAGTAAGATAGATTCCAGAACCCAAATGGCCAACCTCAGTACCTAATCCCCCCTTACCCACACCTCTATAGAATATACCTTTATTCTTTTTGTAGATATAACTCCACATAGATGCTTCGTAAAGTTGTTTTAGTGTTTTCACTTTACCACCTCACCCTTTTATTAAAACTAACATCAGGTTCCATTGCCATAAATTTAATCATGGAGTCCCATGATTTACTGATCTGCTTTTTCACTTTTTTCCAGAAATTCTTTACCCAGTTTAATGCTTTTTGCATAGCTCTTTTAAATACATCAAATACCCCCTCATTCAATAAAACACCCTTTTTTATTTCTTCTTCAACTACCATCTTAACTCCTATACCAACAGCTGACCAGAATGTATAATATCCTGTTTTACCTTTAGGATTAGATGGAGACTTTAATTGTGATTCTGTAGATTGGGTGGATTTAAATTTTACGTCTGGATTTACTTGTTTGGAAATTTTCTGAACATACGAATCTGAGGAACTTGTAACCTTTTCTAACTTAGCATTACCTTTAAAATCTGTAATTAGAAAATGGTCAGCAGTGCCGTCATTATTACCAAACTTTTCCTTACCTGTCATTGCTTCAAATGTAAATGCTTCTGCAAATTTTGCATTGCCTTTAAAAGCTGCCCTAAGATCATTTTTAAATGCATGATGAGCATCATCCGCATTTTTTAATATCTCTACCTCTGCAAATTTACCAGCTTTAATTAAGTCTGTTTTATTGCCCTTAATACCTATTTTTCTCATGTCAGTATTTGGTAAAAGATTATTGATATGTGATTCTAATTTCTGTACGACACTGTCAAGAGATGTTCCAGATTCTTCTGCAGCAACATAAAATGTAGCAGATGCTTCTTTCTTCTCACCACTCATTAACTGAGCATCGCCAGTCTTTAGGGAGATTCTTTTCGAACCAATAAAGAAATCAGTTTTTGGAGTTAAAGTTGCACCCTTCGGTTTGCCTGGTTTAAAATATTCTGCCCACCGAGCTGTAGCAGGGTAAGTGTTTGCAGGCATTTTACCTACGCCCGTAAGTTTTAAATCAGTAACAATTTTTTTACCAACTTCTTTTGAATTAGAAAAACTATCAGTTTCAAAGGCAGGGCCACCAGCAGCGGCAACAATAACTTCTTCCATATCATAAGCAGCTTGTTTGTAAGTTTCTTTTATTGTTTGAATCTTATCGACATGAGGAATATACGACTCATCTCTGGGATTTAGTTGTTTTACATATTTCTGTAACATTCAACATCTCCATTCATCTAAATTTGATATCACTCTTATTTAGGGAATTTCCTTGTCTATCGTACTGAAGAAGTTGGTTTCTAAGGTACTTATTTTTTCTATATTTATCCTCAGCAGGTGTATTTTCTGAGACATATGTTTCAAAATCAGGATTACATTTTCTAGTAGCCTCTTTATCTATTAATCCTTTGGAATCTAATGCGTCATATATATCGGAATAGGGGTCTCTTATCGCAAATTTAAGGATTAGTCTTTCGTAGGAAACAGATTCAACAGTGTGGGCAACATGTCCCACATCTACTACTGCGGCCTCATAGGGGAAACAAACACCTCTTAGATGTATGTCTGGAGTAGTATCCTCCATAATATTAAGATTAATACCTATAAGTCCATCAAAATCTAAATGTTCACCGAGTCTAGTATTAGGGAATTGGTATGAATATCTGGGTTTAACATTTAAATCAGACAATCCCATATCATCTACAATGTCCTGTATTATTGGGTCAAATGGTGGGTCAAAAGTCCATTTCCACCATATCATTTGAGGAGGGACAAATCTATGCCATCTTCCCTCCTCATATCCAGACCAGAAGTGGTCACGTAATTGTTTTTTATTTACTTGATAATTTAGATGACAGAACACTCTTTACTTCCTCAAATGTGTTATCTTGAAAACTTACCTTAAATAGATACCTATCTTGTGTAGCATCAACTCCATGTAATTCCTTGACATTCAATAGTGCAGTCTTGTAATATTCTACATGGCCCTTAAACTTTATGGGGTCATGACCTTCCCCTAATAACATATTTATGGAACATTCTGTACCCTTATCCGTGTGTAGTGGTAAATGGAATCCAGACTTTTGTAGATAGAATCTAGAAACAACTTCAAAGCCTGTTAACTCTGCAAAGTAGTTTTCTATAGAGATGGCATAAGGACAGTCCCATGTTTCTTTGACTTCTATTCTACTATTCATCTTTCTATAGAAATCAATAACCTTATCATGCATGTCAGGATTTTTTGACATCCATTCTTTAAATTTTTTAGTGGTTTGATTGCCCACATCAGTAAAGGGAACATAACCTGTTCCCTTCGCTTCTTCCATTAATTTATCTTCATCAAACTTGTAATTAAATTTGTATAAGTTCAATTCCACCCCTCTCCGAAATTAGTCTTATCAAAAACAGGTTCATTGAAACCGTCATCCTGGCCAGAATCTACGAGGTCTTTCTGTTCAGATACCTTTACATCAAACAGTCTCGCTTTTGCACGATCAATGCCCACCACGAAACGCTTGTTTACAGTAGGATCGTTGTAACGATTCTTCAATTGTTTAACTGCAATCTGTCCTAGGGCATCTAATTCTTCGTTAGAAATGAGTGCAAACATGAAATCAGCCGTTGCAGGCAACCCAAAACTTTCAGACGTATCTTCAAGGCTACGAAACCTGATCGAGTGGTTTGTGTTGCCGACATAAACGGTACGTTTGTTTCAACTGCCAATCCCCTAAGCTCTTCTGCAATCGCTTTGATATACATGTAACTGTTAACATTACCATTCGCCTTAAACCGTGATGATGAACAAATATTTAGATAGTCTATAAAAACAATATCTGGTTTGAAAGACTTCTTAATCGCAAGTTCCTTCATCAATCCTCTGAAATGCGAAGAATTAGCAGATGCAGTAGGATACTCTTTGATGATTAATTGTCCAGTGGTCTTATCTTGAATATTTTTAATTTTAGTATCAAACATCTTCTTCGGTAAATCATGTAAATCTTCCATAGAGATGTTCATCAGGTTCGCATCGATACGTTCTGCGATACGTTCCTCAGCCATCTCTAGTGTGATATAGAGTACATTCTTACCCTGACTCATACAGTTTGCAGCGACATGACACATGAACAGTGTCTTACCAACACCTGTCCCTGCCAGTGCAATATTTAGTGTTTTTGGTGGAAGTCCACCCTTTGTTATTTTATTAAAAAATTCTAAATCAAAAGGAATCTTTTTTTCTACTGTGTGATAAAAGTCGTATCTGGGGTCTGCGTCAAGAAGATAATCATGGCCCACACGATTATCAAACCCCACAGCCAGGGCATCCGTGAGAATATTCGGGATTGCAGATACATCTCGATTCTTATCTTTTCCATCAATGATTTGTATACCTTCAACAATCGCATTATATACCGCCTTATCTTTACAAAATTGCTCGGTTGTATTAACCAACCACTCGAAATCAACTTCTGTCTTTTCCAATGTTCTAATTACTTCGGCTACTTTCTTGTAGTCATCCTCATTCAAGTCCTTTCTACTTTGGACTTCAATTTCTAAAGAAGTTTGTGTGGGTATTTTTTTATACTTATCAACAAATTTCTCAATCTCTTCGAAGATAGTTCTTTCTGTCCTGTCAGAGAAATAGTCACTCTTCATATGAGGTAATACTTTACGTGCAAATTCCTCATTAGAAACTAAATGAGTTAAAGCAGTTCGCTCAATTGTTTGATTCATTCGTAATAATATCCACTAATATATCCCCAATTCTACTATTAAAATCAATTTCAAATAGAGAACGAGGAAGTCCATTTGAATCTACTATATCATACTCAAATTGAAAAGGCAAGTCACCTTCTTCATTTTCTTCATTTGGGTCTGGGACTGTGACTTTCCCGTACTTATATACAACGCCGTCATATTTTCCACCAACAACTGCAACGCAGACTTGCTTCTCTTCACTGTCTGTTACAAATGTATAGTCTTCTTTAAACTTAGCCATCTCTTTTTGTCCCGCCAATCGGTATAATATTTTTTGGTACTCTTCTGAACCCTCTTTTTAAATAACATGACGTAGTTTCTGATTCTACATGTATAGGTTTAAATCCATGAAAGTGTATAGGTATAAGGTCACTCTTATCTAACTCTTCTTTTGATTTAGTAAACTTGTCTGTATTATCTAGAATTATCATACCATGTTCTGATACCATTTCTAGTGCAGGCTGTATACATCCACCTCTCCATGCGCCATCTATAATGATAACGTCAAAGGGTCTACCATGTTCTAGAATAGAATTTGCATATCCTATTGGTTCTGATTTATAAACAAACTTCTTATCTGGAGTTTTATTGAACCATTCTTCATCATGTTCTACACCCCAAACATCAGCACCACTATTTAACCACCATGTCGTACTGTGTCCAGAACCATATTCAAATATTCTGGAAGATTCCCATTCTATACTGTTTAACCACTCATAACATGGATAAGTGTATAGTGGAATAATTTCACCATCTCCATTGACAGGAATATCTGTTCTAGAAGATTCTAGAAAACCAAACTTATGTCTTAGTGCATGTGTAATAAAACTAAAATGTAATTCTTCTATAGGGAGAATTGTTCCTTCTATATTAACTTGTTTAGGCATAATGCAAATAACTCCCAACTATGTATTTTGGGGTTTCTTTTGGTAAACACCCAGCATGTAACCAAGGCCACATTGGGGGGAAGATTAACATACTTCCTTTCTTACAAGGAGAAACCACTCTATCTTCTTTCATTTTAATATCTGTTTCTCCAGATTCATTATTATCCAGATATAAGAACATCACTAAAAATCTCTTTGCATCTTCATGATTTGTGCAATCAACATGCCAATCAAATCGATCTACTCCATTTGGTAAGTATCGTTTTATTCTAAACTCCTCCCATCCATGTTTTTTAGGCCATTGTAGGGGGTTAACTAGAGCATCTTCTACATATTGTTTTTTCTGTTTTATAAATACTTCTATAAGTTTTTCTATTTCCTCACCCCACTGTGGAAATTGTTGTATTTTAATTTGGGTAAACGACATAGGGCCGTGGTTGTGTTCTTCATAATGGTCTGGATTATTTTCGAACTTCTCTACAATCCTA